GTGTACTGTGATGATGAAATTTTAAAAGAATTAACAGTAGGAAAAATATACTCCGAACGACAAATTTCAAGTTTGTTACATACCGATAGAACAAAATCATTGGTTTTATGTGATTCCGTATCAAGATTTGGTGACTCTGAGACTGAAAGATTTCAAGTGATGGGTAAATACGAAACATACATTCATAAAAATGAAGATTATTCTTATCATATACCTTCAAGAAAGACGATGGTTTATGTTATAGAAAAGGTTTAATGGCATCCAAAATGGGTGCTTTTTTCTATGTTATAAGAAATTACATAATAACAGAGAATGCGAATAGGCCTATAATCATATACATTTGTATAGAGTTTGCTTCCAACGTGTTACCCCTATCTATAGAAGAGCACTCACTAAAGGGGTGCTCTTCTTCACATTGCGATAAGGACAAGCATATGCTGAAGTATAGGACAAGCCACCTGCTTATTCTATTCAACATTCATTCTTGGGAGCATCCACTGGATTGGATGCTCTTTTTCACGTATTAAAGTGGACAAGCATATACTGCTTGTACCTCATTAACTTTAGCCGCTATATCTTGTGTTAATGAAGACTCTCGCAATCCCTTGAAGAGTGCTCGCGGAAACGGGTGCTCTTTTTTATTAAACAAAATGGACATTTGGATAGATAATCGTCTCTCTCTTAAAATAACCTTAAATATATTATAGATTTAAGAATATAAAAAAATAGATGGTATAATTTTCTAAAACAACCTAAATAAAGTTGATTTTAGAAAAGGGGTAGAGGGAAAATGTTTCAGAAATTCAAATTTTATTTAATCAGCCTTGCGGTCAGTTCAATATTAGGGGGGATTATCGTAGGTGCTAATTTCTTGATCCAAAACATCTATTATTTAGTTATGGATAAAGGATTTCATTTTAATATGTGGCCTTCTGTTATTATATTTTGCATCGTATTTGTTTCGGGTTTCACATATATGTTGAGACAAGGTCCAGATATACTTATTAATGATTAATTCTATAGTTACTTCGTTAGATGCTACCCAGATCATGGTGGCGTCTTGTTTGTTGTTAAGGAAAGATAAGGAATAATGTAGTTTTAAAGCGATTTAGAAAATATAGAACGTCAATTCAAAATAAGTGGTATAATTTACTTGTTATAGGGGTTTATTTCATATAAATGTAGATAAAGGAAAATCGGGTGACTCATATGGAAGAGGCGAATCCCAATGAAACTAAGGCGGTATTAAAGCTGTGGCTTACATTCTTCTCTATTTACCTTTACTTACATTTTTATTAATTTATTATGATATAGATGTTGATTTAAAGTATATTATTTGAAGTGGCGAATCCGCTGCTTTTTTATTTTATAAAGAAGTAATGCTGATATGGTATATCCTTTCATGGTAATATCATAGTAAAAAAGAGGGTATATGAATGTTAGGTTTATGCTTGATTGTATTAGGAATTTTTATTATCTATATTACAACATTATATGAAATAAGGAAAGTTAGAGGTATAAGTTGGAGAGAAGTTCTAGCATTCCCTGTAGGATTAATTTTAGGTATGATTTTCGATCACTTTGATTTACCGGAGTTTTTAATATTGGTAGGCTTAATATGTATTGTGGTAGGTAGCGTTATGGTAATGGGTATTATATAAGGAAATCTAAACACAGAAGCATCTAAATAGGATGCTTTTTTATTTTATAAAGGAAAAGGAACCAATCCAGGCTCCTTAGTTTGATTCTGAAGTTTTGTAGTTTTTCTTGATGATATCCTTTATGTCGATGGTAAAAGATATAAGGAATATCACAACCAGAACAACATTTACCCAGTAATATGTATTTCCTGTTGTGAATTTATTATAAAAGGATTGGACATTATACAATATCAGCATTGCTGAGAAGAAAGCGGAGCATGCTAACGTACCAAAACTTTTCATAATGGTCACCTCAATTCTAAAAGTTATGAATTTTATATAATTATAACATTAAAATAAATGGATTTAAAATAAAATATAAGGGAATTACCACGAGGTGGTGAATATGGCTAGGCAAAGAAGCTCAGATTGTGAAAAGGCATTTGAAATAAGATTATTTTGAGTGAATTGGATAAATGTAGTTCGACACAATTATGCTAAATTTTACTACAAAGAACATTTTCTTTCTAAATGCAAGAAGGATTTACAAAAAAATACATAGAAGTATATATATGTAATGTTGGGGGTGAGTCGGATTTTTATAATGGGTGAGAGCTGTAATTCATTCATTTCAATTAACTTTATACGTAAGGGAGAGAAAAATTTGAAAAGAAAAATTGATACAGCAGTCGTTGGTTTATCTGTTTTAGGTTTTGGAATCTTTGGTGTTGCTGATGGAAATGGTGGAGGTATCGTTCAGGCGGCTTCGATAGGAGACGGTGGTGGAGCGCCAGCTAATAATAAAGGAGATACTTGGTCTCCAAGTTATGCCCATGGAGATCATGGAGGAGCGCCGGCATATAATAAAGGAGATACTGGTGGAGCGCCTGTTTACAATCACGGTGATGTGCCTGCACCAAAATTAGAAGCGGATGGAGATCATCATGCGCCTTCATATTCTGATGGTCACACTGGAGGATCTCCAGCTAATTCAGAGCATGGTACAGGTTGGTCCCCAAGTTATGCAGATGAAGACACTGGAGGATCTCCTGCTTATAACAAAGGAGACACTCCGTCTCCAAGATTGTAAATTATATGTTAGAAAAAAGAACCCACTAGAGGATGGTCTCCTTTTCAATAAATGAGTGATCTATCTAAATACAAATAAGTAAAGACTCGAATAATTGTACATTTTGATATTAAGAATTACAATATATACTTTAGGAATTACCGCGAGGTGGGTGAATGGCGAAGAAATACGCAAAACGCTTTTATAAGTCATTGGCGTGGAAGAAGTGTAGAGCGTCATATATATTATCAACATTGGATGGTATGTGTGAACATTGTAAAGAAGAACCTGGATACATCGTTGACCATATAGTTGAGATCACACCAGAGAATATAAACAATCCAGATATAACATCGAATCATGATAACTTAAAATACTTATGCTTACCTTGTCATAATACAAAGACGTTTGGTAAGTCTGTATTAATTAGAGAAGATGTAATGTTTGATGAGAATGGTGAAAAAATCACCAGTCCTTTCAAAAAGAATTCGAACGTTAGTAGCTGAAATGATTTCAGATTTTAACGATGGTTCTTTCAAACCTCTTTCAAGTGATTCAAATACACTTGATGGACTTAACGTGCATTGTTCGTTAATAGATGAACTACATGCAATTGAAGATAAAAATCTTTATGATGTTATTGTCGATGGTATGACGGCACGTGAGCAACCAATTTCTATTATTACAACAACTGCCGGAACTGTCAGAGAAGGAATCTTTGATATTAAATATGAAGAAGCCTATTATAAACGGTTATGATGATCCAGCAGGTTACAAAGACGAAAGAGTTCTCCCGATTATTTATGAGCTTGATAAAAGGGAAGAATGGATTGACCCAAAGTGTTGGAAAAAAGCAAATCCAGGATTGGGAACTATCAAAAACGAGGACCAACTAAAAAATAAAGTTGAAAAGGCCAAAGCTAATCCTCTGTTAGTTAAAAACTTGTTAACAAAAGATTTTAATATAAGAGAAACATCAACGGAAGTGTGGCTAACTTTTGAACAATTAAATAATCCTAATATTTTTGATATAGCTCAATTAAAACCTTCGTATGGAATTGGCGGTTGTGATTTATCTTCAACTACCGATTTAACAGTAGCGAAGGTTATTTTTATGGTATCAGATGATCCTCATATTTATGTTAAACAAATGTATTGGCTTTCTGAGGATTTACTTGAACAAAGAAGTAAAGAAGATAAAATACCTTATGATTTATGGTGCGAACAAGGGTTGTTAAGGACAACACCAGGGAATTCTGTTCATTATAAATTTGTAACAGAAAGAAACTCAGCCTTTAAGGGTTAGGGTTTCTTTTGTTTTATAAAGAAAAGAGGTGTCAAAATGAGTTCTTTTACATTTAATAATCAACGTAAAAATTTCATTCAAATAGGAAAAGGATGGAAAAGACCAGCATGGGCGCCATTAAAGAGAAATTTATTGCAAGTTCCTAATTATCCAGGCGCTAGATTATTAAGTACCGAAACCGATATTCGCGTACTTCCTATTCCAGTAGGAAGTATTGTTCCAGATGGATCTGTTTTAGAAAAGTTAAAAGAAGAAATCGCTGATTGGCTTATCACAGAACAGCCGGTTGAGCTTATTTTTGATGCAGAACCGGATAGAATTTATATGGCTGTTGTGGATGAAGGTTTTGATCCAGATGAATTTGTTACTCTTGGTCAAGGTGTAATCAAGTTCATTTGTCCAATGCCTTATAAACTATCAAAAGATAAAAAGAAATACACAATGATTAATCAAAATTCTACTCTTAAAGCAGACGTAGAAAACAAGGGACAGCGGAGGCAATCCCACTGATTACCCTAACAGCAGCACGAGAAAGCACATTCTTTGATCTTGATACTGATGATGGACAGTTCTTTCGAATTGGTTATCCAGCAACTGTGGAGGAAAAGCCTTTTATTAGAGAAGAACTAATTGCAGATTTACCTATGACTCCAATAGGATGGATAACAGCGAATTACATGGATTTCGGGAAAGTTGCAGGCTCATTTGCAAATTTAGGTGAGGGTCCACTCCAGGCTGCTGATTACGGTACAGGGACTGGATGGCATGGTCCTGCATTGAAACGTTCGCTTTCAGTTCCTATCCAAAATTTCAGGGTAGAAGTTGACTTAGATTTTCAAATGACATCGTACGAAATCGGACGAATGGAAGTATATTTATTAGACGAAGCTAGCGAAATCATAGGGGAAATTGCAATTTGGCGTAATCAATTTATACGTCTCATAGAAAGTGGTGTCGTTCGTCTGTATGTCGGTTATCATAGACGATCGGATGGAGATGTACAACCAACTATTGTTCTAGGAGAAGACAATACTCTTAGCGGTGTTCTAGGTGCTTTGCAAGTGACTCAAATGAGAGCAGGATTCTCTGATGCTAGTACAAATATCGGACTAGTAGATGAGGTAATAAATGGAGTAACCTATAAATCTGTATTTTTGGAAATGCAAAGAAGTGGAATCAGTGTATTGCATGCTAACGATTTCCAAGTTCTCTACTCTGGAAATGGAAAATGGCATTTCAGACGCGATAAAACTAGTTCATACAGTTCATCATTAACAATAGCTGATAATGGTTCGGATACTGATTTTGTAATGCCGAACGTAACAATGCGAAACAGTAGAGTTACGGGCTATACAGGAGTTGTTCAGTTTTTAACTCCTAATATTGTTGGTGATGGATGGGGAGGAGTGCAAGCTCATATAATAGCTCCAAGTTTACGAGAATACAAATCAAATATTCGTGATGTACCTTTTTCAGCTTTAGAGAAAGTGAGAAATGCTAAAGTTAGGGAGTTTAATTATAAAGGTGATGTGAATTTACTTTATGAAATGAGGGAGAACAAAGATCCTAATGATCCTCCTTTAACAACGAAAGACATCAAACAATATTACGGTCTTATTGTTGATGAATCAGATGAAGTCTTTGTTGATAAAGATAAAACAGGTACTCACTTATATTCCATGACATCGTTAACGATGAGAGCAGTTCAAGAACTAGAGGAAAAACATGATCAAGATATGGCAATTTTAAAAGGACAATTAGAAGCAAAAGACACAGAGGTAGCAGCAATGAATAATCGAATAGCATCTTTAGAAGCTTTAGTTCAAAGTTTAATCGATAAAGGAAGCCAAACTGAAACGGAAATACGTTATAGAAAGAATGGAGAGAAAAAGAAGATTATTCCAGATGTAAAATACAGAGATGAAGAAGGGATACTTCATGCAGTTGAAGTAGATCGTTCACAAAAAATGAAGATTAATGAAGAAAAGCTAAAAAAGTATGAAGAGTTTACGCAAATTTATAAGCAAAAATATAATGGAAAGGTGTCAATTATTCATTTCTTTACAGTTACAAAATATAGGGAAAAGAAATTGGAACAGTTAGCAGCAAAATATGATATATATGTGATTCAAAGTATATAAGAGTGTAGCAAAAAAAAAACGCCCCTCTACTTATAAGTAGAGGGGTGGGGGTTACGAGGGATAAACATCTTCAAATTTAATCCCAACAAGCATATGTTTCATCATTATAAGGCATTGTGCACTATCATTAACTGTGAAAGAACAAACTTCCTGTTTAGTTTTTTTTACAACCAAAACATCAAAACTAATGGCTAAAACGTCTGTAAGATAGTCTTTGTCCTGAGTATCTATAGCGATTAAAATATTATAAGTATATCTTGGAAAAACACTCCCAGTGTTATACCAGAAGATCCATGGTTCAGCATCTTGCTTATTTAAATTAATAAACATGTTAGTAATAGCATCGGTCACCTGACTCACAATATCTTGGTTTATACTTTCTCCCCAACGATAAGTAGGAAATGCTAATATATCTTTAATAATCATATTGCTAATTTTCTCAATCAATTCTGAAATTTGAAGTGCTTCTCCTCCGATGATTGCTTCCTGTGACGACTTTAAAAAGTTTATATCACGATTTGATTCTAGCACGTTGACTAGAGTGCGAGGATCAGTGAAATCATTAAAATCCATATCCAATTCTTCAAAGAATTTCTTTAATTTAAGAACCTGTCCAAAATGTTCTTGTTTCACAGCAAACACATTATGAAAGTAATTATTCCCCATTTTTCAACAGTCCCTTCTAGATAGAGCATAAGACAGATATATGATGGGAATTCCAATATATAACTATTTTTTGTTTTAAAATGTGGTACTGTACCTTTTCGAAAATAATTTGTCCTAAAGTCTTGAAGAATAAGATTGTTTAGGTTCATTTTTTTGTTCACTGTAGTTTGAATAAACAGTGAACAATTTCGTACGTTAAGGATGTTCAATAGACAGTATCTAATGTTTGTTATAGTACTTTGTTTTTAAGTAATGGGTTTGGAAACTAATTTTTGATCATATTTCTGTTAGTTTCGTTAAAAATAAATAAAGTTTCTTATAGGACGTTGTCCACTATGAACAAACTATATAGGGGAATAAATAGATAAACGGAAGAGTAAATATAATAATATGTTCTTAAGTGAATAGTTATTTTCATAATTGGTACAAATTTATATTTGGAGGCGTATTATGAAAAAGAAACTAATTGCTATATCAGTTGGTTATATTTTAATCTTAAGTGCATGTGGAAATAATAATGAATCTAGTAAAAATGAGTATAGGTTTAATGGTACCTGGGAATTGATAGACAAGACTAATACAAAATGTCCACCTACAATCGTGTTTTCAGGGAAAGATAAGATGGTATGGAAAGGACTCACTAAAGAAGGAGATAAGAAAACTGCGGAGTTACAATATACAAGAGTATTTGAGGATGAATTCCAAGTAAAACTTACTGATCTTAAGGTTAATGGGAAAACAACAGAAAGCAGTGAAGAAGAAAAAACTACTGTTAAAATGATAAGAGATAATGATAGGTTACGCCTTGTGAATAATGGTAATTCTTGTACTTATTCATTAAAGTAATTATTTATTTTAGATATCATTTTATTGATAATGCGTTTAAAAGTACTCTTTAATGAGTGCTTTTTTTATTGGATAAATTGGACTTCTAAAAAGATATGCTCGACTTTGAGCTTATTAAGCACGGTGGAAGGGGATCGCGAAAAGCGAGTCCCTTCTTGGGGCAGCGCCACACCACCATCAAGTTAAGATTTTGAAGTATCTCCAAAACGAAAAAAGAATTTATTACGTAGCCATAAACATAGGTAATAATGTTTTTATTTATTAGGGAGTTCAGATAAAATACTCCAAATCATCAATTAAATTATNNNATAATTTAATTGATGATTTGCGTCATAATGGCAGTGAGAGTGATGTGTAATAGAAGAAATACAATGGAGGTTTTTAGTAGAAGAAGTATAAAAAAGTGCTAATAAGTTTGCAAACAGGATTGCAAACAAAACTGTAAACTAAACGAACACTTCCAAGCAATGGTAAGGGGTAAATGGTCGCTGATATGTCCTCTAAACCCTTATATTATAACGTTTGTTAACGATGTATACTCATGCATAAAACTGACTACTTCACCCGTACACAATCTGGGCACCATGTAGTGAAGAACTTAACTACTACTGGCTCCTCGCTTGCGATAATGTCCTTGAATTCCTTTTCAGACTTGATTTCTTTCATGTTTTTCGCTCCCTTTACAATTGTTTTATTTTGTATTTTTTCAGATGGTAATTTCATTAAAAAATCGAAACTTCTAACGAATTTCTAACGAACGGTTTTATTTCCGAACAATTCGTTTGCAAATTGGTTCACCGCAGTTTCTTGAAGTCCTGGTACGACATGCGAGGAGGTGTCTAATGTGATGCCTACTCTTTTATGTCCTAAACGTTTACTTACAATCTTCGTATGAATACCTTGTTTCAACATTAGAATTGCATGAGTATACCTTAGATCATGGAACCGAATATCAGGAACCTCACTTTTCTTTATAAGCTTTTTCCAGAGCTGTGTCAAATTTCTGAAATTGCAAGGATTACCATTAAAGGTAGGGCAGACTATATCATAGTCGTTATATTCATTTCCGTATTGTTCTTTTTCCACATTTATTCGTTCATGATGTTCTTCCAAAGCATGTAATGTAATCGCAGGAAGTACGATTAAACGTTTTCCTGTAGATGTCTTTGGGGCATGGAATTCTTTTGTGATAGGAGAGAGAGAACGATTTACGGATAATGTTCTTCTTTCAAAATCAATGTCTTTCCATTGTAGACCTAGTATTTCACCTTTACGCATGCCGCACGTAATCACAAGTAAATACGGAACATAATAATGACTTTCTTGAGCGTGTTCTAAAAAACGGAGAACTTCTTCCTCAGCCCATGTATTTACCATTTTTGCATCAGCACTAGCTACTGGTGGGCTAATTACATCAGCAACATTCCACTGGAAAAACCGCCACTACTAAATTCTAATTCTTTACCAAGTACTGAAATACTAATTACTAATATAACTAATGATGATGTAGATCAGCATCCGCTAATAGATCAAGAATTTCAAAAAAGCTACAACTACTTATTGCAAAATAACATCCCATTAGGTGAGACCGCAATGCAGGACCTTGGAGAATTCTGTGATGTATTAGGAAGTCAAATCATTATGGAAGCTGTAGACAGAGCGATTGACCAAAATGCAAAGCGTTGGTAATAGATCAGTGGCATTCTATTCGATTGGCAAAAGAAGAATGTCAAAACAATTGCAGATGTAATCAAGCTCGATGAAAATTATAAAAACCGAAGAGGTGGTGTAAAAGAGGCGACACGTCGGAAACGCTATGGCAGTGGTAATGCAACGAGCAGAAATTATGAGGAAGAAAATGCGAGCAGAGAGCGGAACATGCCAAGCTTTATTAAGCGAGTATAAGTGCTCAAAATGCATGGATTCAGAAGTTGTTTTTTATGAAGAAGTGAATGAATTTGGTATGAGTAAAAAAAATAAGGACAAGCAGTCGTACCTGCCGTCCTCATTAGGAGAAAGATTACCCTGGATAAAAACCACGAATAATCAGAAAACACGCTCGTAAATAGTGTTAACGTAAATTTAAATATATATACAACAAAATGGGATAAGCAAAAAATGCTTATCCCAAGAAGGGTAATTTAGGAGAAATTCAAAACACCAAAATGACTCGTATTGGTAAATAGGTTCGTTGATAGTATATGTAAAATGAAAAAGATTATACGAAAAGCAGATAGCTCTTTATGCTATCTGCTTACGTTGAAAATTATGTTTTCTCAAAAAACAGTAATACAGCAACTCACTTATGGGTAGTTTGTGTGAATTAAAAAAGTTTATACGAAAAAAGGGCAGACAACGCTTTTAGTTGCCTGCCGGTGGGGTGAATGAGTTAGCGAATTGCAATAAATTGCGTTCTCATTACAAGAAGAGTGAAGCCGCTAGTTCGGACGGCTTAAGGATAGTGTGGACTAAGAAATATGAATTTATGTGAAAAATGTAATCTGTTACGTCCAAATGAAGAAATAAATAGATATTCATCAGACAAGGGAAATGGAGCATATCTTTAATGAGGTGTGGAAAACTGTCAAATTGGCAGAAACCTTAAAAAGCTAGGCGATAGCCTAATCGAAGAGAGAACGGAGAATATGGCTGAAGAGAGAAACTGGGATCAAATCTGTACAAAGGCTGAGAAGTTACGTGCAGCTGATGAAAAAAGTGGACTTGGGGGAAAATCGCTGAACAGTTTGGTGTTGCGGAAGGGAATTTGTACTACTACATTTCTAGAAGACGAGAAGCAAAAAACATACCTAGAAAGCGTGTAGGAGCTCTGGAGGTTCCCTTAGCAACCCATCTTCTAAGCGGAACGGTTCAGGATTTAAATGATGTAAGAAGTGGAGCATATGAAGTAATGGAACAGAATCGTGAGTTATCGAAAGAAGTTGAACAGCTGCAGAAAGAACTTCTAGCAGAAACAACAGCGAGATCGTGAGGATGATTACAGCTCTTTATTAAATGAATTCAAGTATCAAATTTGAATTCCATACAAATATACAGAGATCATCCTATAAATAAAAACTCTACTCTCATCATATAGAGAGTAGAGTTCATGGATGCAGTTGCTGAGTTCTCGGGATGGTGAACACCAGCAACTAAATAATATCATGAGTATTCAGAAAAAACATCGAGTAAATGTTTTCGATTTTTCAAATAATAGTTAATTAAAATGAAATGAATAAAAGCGTTATTTGAATAGAAAGAGATTAGGGAGTGACAAGATGAGAAGTTTCACAAATTATCAACTTTAAATCAATATGCATAGTATGAAAGATGGAAGGTGAGAGTATTTACGAGGAGGGGGGGGAAACGAATGTTTCCCAATTATTTTTACAATGAAATGCGAATGCGTCCTTTAGGAGGGCAGGGTCCTGCGCAAAGTACAATTCAAGCTGTTCACCAGGCTATGCAAGCACAGCAACAAGCGTTACAAGCACAACAAATGCACCAAAGTATACAACCTCACTATTCATCACAATATTATTACCCGATGTATATTACACAGGATGGAATGCTTTTTTCAGGAATTCCGCATGAAACTGTATATGGTTTATAGCAAATAATAACAGGAAACATTGCTGTTCGATGGACACTTATTCATAAATAATTTAACAAAACGCTTTTTAATTAAGTTTCAGCTTAACAAAAGAGGATCTGCCACGAATAGCAGACCCTCTCTTAAAATGGCAAAGAATAACTCTTACCTTACTCTTTTATCTGGCGAGGAGAAACGAAGGTTGTGCCAACAGGATTAGCTTTTGAGATTCCACCAGGATACGAATTACAAGTACGACCACGTAGCGGTATGAGGCGTGACACGAAGCTACGAGTGATATTAGGTACGGTTGATAGTGGTTTTAGGGGAGAAGTTGGTGTCATTGTTGATAACGATGAACGAGTATTGGGAGTGAATATGCAGGCTCATGTTATTGAAAGAGGAACGCGCATTGCTCAAGGCGTTATAGCCCCAGTGGAAACAGCACATTTTGTGGAAGTGGACGGGCTATCGGAAAGCCAAAGAGGTAAAAACGGATTCGGATCAACAGGAACTAAGTAATACCAAATTTAAATTTTCTTCAGGCTGAAAATTTAATGAAACAAAAAGTAATGAATAAAAGGAAAAATCCCTGGGGGACAGGGATTCGATAAGGGAGATATTGTTGTCGTGCAATGTCGAAATTTGGCATATTCAACAAATTAATATTATCACGAATTTTTAGGGGATTGTGATAGTGGATGTGTCAAAAATGTGTACGGGTTTCATATACAGGCGTTATTTTACAATTATCTCGGCCGGGCCCTTCATAAGGAAGAAAGTGGTTTTAAGGATTTTTAAGAAAAATAAAAAGGACAGCCGATATTTGCGACTGAACTCTTTTTATAAAAATCTTTATTTATCTTCAAGAGGTTTCATAAAACTAGATGGAAGTTGATTGGTTGGAGCTAATACAGATTCTTCACTTGCTGGTTGAAGTGTTTTTAATTTTAGGAGTACACCTGCCTCTGTAGCAATTTCGTCCTCTTTTGCTTGATGGCTTGATGTAGATATATTTTCATTCGCTTTCTCCATTTTACATCCCTCCCTATTACATGTAGGTATACAAGCGACATAATTGTTGAAAATTACTAAAGTGTTTTTTAGTATTGCACGGATTATGAATAAAATGTATTGAAAAATCTTTTAGTAATAAATGCCGTTGTAACAATAGTATAGGATAGATTTAAAATATTATGCTGGATGGGAAGAGAGATGAAAATTAAACAAAATAAAAGTGTTATTTAATAGCAAATAAAAAGAGAGAACACATATGAATGTGCTCTCAGAAAGGTAGATTTTTTATGAGAAAGGTTCTACATAAAATAATATATGCTTGTCTCAGTTAAATGTGAAAAAAATCAACAAAAACGCTATTTTGTATGTAATAAAAATGCCCTCTTTTAATATGAGGGCATATGAGTAAGCATGTCTTATATCCATAATATATGCTTACCCTATCAAATAGTGACAAGTTAATAAAAATAAAAGAGCAGCTAGCAAAAGCTAACTGCTCGGCTCCAATGGGGGACTGGAGAAAGATTATTGTATCTACAGTATTGACGGAATATTGAGTTTTATTCAAACGGAAATGTTTATTAGGGAAGTCACACCAAAATCTTTGTTATTAGCCATATTAGATATGAATATTATTACTCTAAAATACAGAATATAGAGTAATAAACAAGCTGTTTTTTGTTTTTAATCATAGAATATGATGAATCCTATTGTGAAGAGGAGGTAATCATATCTATGAGATGTAATTGTCATTTTAATCGCTTTCGAGATTGTGGTAGGTTTTGGGATGACTTAATGTTCTGTAGATGCAGACATAGAGATTGTGATGACCGTCGTTGTAGACGCGACTGTGATTGCGATGATTGTCGTCGTAGACGTAAACATGATCGTGATTGTGATCGCGATGAGCGTCGAGAGTGGTAAAATTTTTTGAAAGAGTGCTTTTCTTCAAAGCACTCTTTTTTGTTTATGGATTTTCTGAATTCTTTATTGATAGTAGTTATTTAATAGAAAGAATGTAGTTGTAATTCAATTTAAGGGCTAACAAAACAAACGAACACAACGAACAAAAATAGAGGAGGGGAATTATGGATTCTAAAGTAACGTTTACTATGCAAATGAATGGTGAGAGTAAAGATGCAACTGCATATGTGAGTGGGATTACTAATTTAATACAGCAGAGAAAATGGCTTGTTCCTATTGGTCAAAGTCTAGAAAAAATCATTTATCATGATTTTGATGAAACACCACACATGGCAATTGGATGAAGAATTTAGTAAATTGAAAAAAGATTTATAAATTGCACACCTTTTGAACTGGGCAAGCATATATTGAAGTATGGGACAAGCGTAAATCGCTTTTTTCATACTCATTGAAAACTCCTTATCACGAAAGAGCACTGTCGAGTGCTCTTTTTAATTTGGAATATATACATAGGTGAAAAAGCTTGGAGAAGTCATTTCATGCACAAAATGAAATGTATGAAAATATAATGGGAAAATGTAGGGAAGACATAAATATTATTATTTTACAAGTGGGTATTGATGTCCGTGAATCCATGATAAATAAGATGATTCTAATATAGGTGGATGAATAATATGAATCCAAGAAATTTAACGGTTACGGGAGCATGGTTTCAAGTAGGTGGAAATACGATAGCTGCCATTGGAACTACAAGAGGGTTTATAGGAGAAGAAAATGTTGAAGAACCACTTGTAATTGTAGGTGGATCATTACAAGCTCTTGGATATATACTGCAATTGATAGCGTTAAAAGATTCCTTTGAAAAACAAGGGATGAAAGTAGAAGAAACTGCACTGAGTAAAGAGGAACAAATGAAACAAAAAAATAAATCTTTGGAGAAAACAGGGATTGAATTATTAGCTTTAGGGAATGTTTCAAATGTAATAGGAACGTTTTTTAATATACAAAAAGAAATGGAAGAGAATGATTATCTCATTATCACAGGAAATAGTCTACAGTCTATTGGTGCATTTGTAGGGGTAGAAGTGGCATTGAATGAGGAGCCTGAAATTCCATGGTTGATTGTAGTGGGTAATTCACTACAAACGCTAGGAGCTGGATTACAAGCATTTCAAGGCATACACAACATATCCAAGGAAAACCAAATGATTGAGAAAAATGATAGAGAAAAAGAAGATGAGAGATTCGTTGGACTAATTGGTATTTGGATACAAGCAATCGGTACAGCAGTTTCAGCAATTGGAATCACACAAATGATAGAGGATTGAGTTTGAAACTTTAGCTATCGAGAAATTAGTATGAAGATTCATATGAATGGAAGGAAATATTTCATTCTCTTTTAAGGTCGGACAAGGACTTTAGGGAGAATTATTTTCTATAGCTCAATTTTTGGTAATTTAAAAGAATAAAAGATGTTTTATAGTGTAGGTTTTTCTTCTTTCCTGTCGAAGATGTAATAAAAGGGAGGTAGTAAAATGGCACAGTTTGAAGTTGGAAAAATCACTTATTTAGGAGAGAGAAAAGAAGAAATAGATTTTCGAATAGCTTATGTAAGGATTGATGACTATTTAGACTGGGAAGTCATTATACGTGGAACTACTGATAAAGATACAATTTTTATTGAAATAATGAAGAAAAATGAGCAACCAGTATTTGAATTTATTACTACTGAAGGTGAAGTTCTTCAAGGTAGGACAAAAATAGTGAAATTTATCCCGAAATTAATTGATACAGAAATTGATTTATTTGGTATTGGAAAGTTAAATGGTTATGAAATAAAAAGTGTCCAATAGGACATAGCCATCAAGTTAAGACTATGTATAATTTTCAACAAAAACAACCAACGCGTCTAATCATCTATAAATTAACAGAATCTGAACATACAAAACGATTAGAACGGCATAAAAAAGAAAAACGACGAATGCCTAAATACGCGAGTGGTATCAACTTGTTTATTACAAAGATAAATGAAACTGACATGACGGCGCATAAAATTTATCAATTCTATTCTCTTCGTTGGCAAGTTGAAATTTTATTTAAAACATGGAAATCTATTTTTGGTATTCATGCGGTAAAAAAGATAAAACTCGAGCGATTCCAGTGCCATTTATATGGACAGTTAATTGCGCTATGTCCAACAAGATAC